AAACGCTCAATACTGTACGGAAAACCCATCCCAATCTTCCAAGTATCAAGATGAACTGTCAGGAACGAGGATGCAGTTGTGTCATGACTATCCTCAATCATGCCATCCCCATTTGTCAATTCAAGTTCTTCCGATGGAATCGCCGCAACACCAAAAATTTTACCAACCTCACCAGTACGGATCGTCGCCTCCGGCCCATACACATCTAGTGTCTTCATTTCGGTCAGCGTCATCATATCAAACGCCAAGTTGACATCATGAATATGCACCAACCGCTCCACATCAAGACCAAGCGACCCCATCAAGGCCCGCGCTACAACAAAATCAGATGCCTGCAATGCCGACGCCGCATTATCAACTTCACGACCAGCCACATCGACACAAGCAAACCGCAACCCGCCCGCCAATAGCACACGATCATAAACCGTAGCCGTTGGGTCGGCGCCAAGATGTGAAATATTGTTGACATCCGCACCCTCATCACCATTCAATACCAACCAGTCGGCCCCACGACGAAACGCCTCATCAAATTCCTTCGACGCTTCACCAACCATATCAATCGACGCCCAGCGCGAAAGTTCATCCGACCAAACCATGTAGGCTTCCAAAACACCAAGACACGTAAATGTCACATTATCGCGACCCTGTTTTTGCAAGATGTATTTTGTGGCATTCGACAAAACTAACTCCGCCTGATCATTCAATTCCGTACCCTTGCGTGTCACAATATTGCTCGTCACACGCGGATATTCATAGGGATTTGAAGGCATCCGAAAACTCTCGAAAAGACCAAATACCCGCGTCTGCAACCGAATATTACGCCACATTAACATCGACTTCATAGTCGCCACCACAGCATCACCAAAAGACGCCAAGGTCGAATAATCAACCTCATCATCCCGAAAATGGAAATCCTGACTACGAATATAGCCATACTGATCCAGTGGACGATTTACGACATCAGCAAAAACTTCATAATCAGACAAAGCCGCCTGTGATTTTCCATCACCCGGCACACGTTGAAGAAAAGTCCGTTCAGCACGCGGCTTGCGTTGGTCTTCAACCATTAATGCCACAAATTTATCAAGCAACGCCCGACGATGATATTTGGGATAATCCCGAAACGCAGACCCGGCAAAATGAACTTGCGAAACCATATCGTCCAACGAGAACCGATCCAGCGGATCCTTTATATCACGTTCATGCACAACCGCAGGAGGTGGTGTCGGTGGCGTACTGGGCAACCGCCGCGACGATTGTGTCACAAAAGACGGAACCGAACGCTCATTGACCACAGGCTCCACTGTTACAATTGGCCACTCTACATCAAGCGGCCCACGACCAATCGTCACAATCTCATCCTCTGGCTCACCTTGCATATCCACACCCAAATCGCGCAAGGCCTGAACCCGTGTCAAACCTGCGGGTGCAGTCGCCTGATCTGTTAAAGACCAACCCACAAACGGAAAATAATCTACATGACCATCCGCAGCAATCCGATACCAATTCGGCATTGTTTCGATTGAAAAAGCAAGGTCACCCGCCCGCCCGCGATCACGATATTCCGGGTAATGCTCATTATCCGTATCAAGTTCAATCGTCAGCCACAAACCCCGATCACGTAGCTCAATACTATGCGTTTGTCCAATATCACCACGCCGACCAGCGCGATTATGACGCCAATTACCCTTCCGAGGAAACGAAAAGGGGAACTTATCTCGCCCAAAGTCCGTGCGACCCGTAAAATACTGCCCGAAAAAATCACGAAGACCCGGCGACGTGAACGCCACACCAAAGCCCTCCAAAAGATTCTCAACACCATCAACACCTCGTAAATAAAACTCGCTAGGTACTCTCATTAATGAAGGCATTCACATCCTCTCCAAAATTCTCAATAGGTTCTAATCCAAACGTTACCGCGCGTTTCTCATCAGCAGTCATTGGAACTTTTTCCGCAGCCTGCGCTTTTAACAACAAATCGCGCATCTCATCGAGTCGCGGATCCACATAACGACCATAAATTCCCGTCCCCATCAGCGGCAAAATATGCTTAGATATCGCCTGCTGATTCATGACCAGCAACCGCCACAAACGACTCAAAAATCTACCCTGCGCCACACGCGAATGCGCTTCAGTCGATGTTTTTGAATACATACCCAACGCCGCACCCACACCCATCATAATCCCCTCAATATTCTTTTCCCTTGATACGTTATACGAAGCCTCCTCCTCAATTAATCCAACCCGCTCAACAAAACCCTTTACGCCCGTCGACTCATCCAAATCCCGCACAAAAGCCGTACCATCACTACCTGAACCACGCGCAAATAACGCCTTAAATTCACGCTTAAATTCATCATAAGGCTTTTGCTGCATATCACGAGGCAAATGCACAACCACGGCCGGAATAGCCACCGACTTACGAAACATTGACCATTGCGTGTCAATCATAGCCAAATCAAGATTCGCCAATTTTTCAACACGCCCCACCTTGCCTTCCCCATAAAATAAATCTCGATATGTCGGAAAACGATGATGACAAATTTCATAGAAGGAATAAAATTTCTCGCGCCCACTCACCATATATTGATAACCCCAAGGATAAGATGAGCGAGGGTCACGTCGCACCGACGACGGATCTAAATTAAACATATCCGTCAACTCGCCTTGTGCATTGCCCCGCAGGAGCCAGTAAGCATTGCCGCCCATAAATTGATGCCAAAACGTATAGGACAGAAATTCAAACCGGGTATCTTCCACATTCGGATCATTTAACAATTGCACAAACGGATGATTCGGAATTTCCACCTCATCATCTTGACTATCCCGGTAATAAACCTTGAACTCAGCACAGGCCGCCGTTTCAACAAAATCATCTATCACCGCGCCCAACGCCGGGTGCAAATCATACAATTGCTCCGCCGCCAATGCCTCGCGTTTGTCGGGCAACGGATAAACATTTTCCCGCTCAACATCCGAACGCTGCGGCCGCTCACTACGCTGACCAAAAAGACCACGTATATTTTTTAAAAATGCCATTAATCCATTCCTACAATTTCATACTTAAAATCCGAACCTTTAGCACAAGCATAACCAATCTCCCAAGCATCAATCGAATCATCATGCTCGCCATTCGGGAAACGATCAGCTTCTTCTAAAAACCACTCATTCCAAGCGCCCGGCGAAATCGAAACATTCCCCCGCGAGGTTTCTACCAGAATCGCGGCCTTGCGCGAAACCTTGTCACCGATAGGTCGATACTTAACCGTTTCATGCCCCAGCGCCTGCATATCTTCAATCAACAGTTGGGTCGCACCCATGTCCATACGTACATACTCAAAAGCGTGTAGATAATCACCTTGCAAAGCCGTTTGGATAACCACCCGCCGCTGTTCTGGAAATTGCGCCTGACTACGTACCATCTGATGAATATGGCACATATATGGCCGTTCGATACCCGCCTCCGTTAGCATCTGAATAGCCTCCGTACTCATGGGAACCCGCGCCACCGACACCAGCGCCCCCACCATCCAGTCTGAGGTTTCGTTGTCAGTCACCGCCAAATCCCAACCCCATACCGTGTTTTCGGGCTGAAAAGGACAATCCCCGATTTTAATTTTGTCAACTTCAAACGAAATCTGGGCATCCGAACGCGGATTCTGTTGATACAATGCCTCGAATAAATCTTCATTCAATGCTTTCATGGCCAACAAAAATTCTTTGGGATAACTTTCCGGCCACAACGCCGCCCCAACTTCACGCCCCAACGGATCGCCCTGCTCTGCCAAGGCCGGCAGCCGCAAAATATACCACTGATCTGCATTCTCATTTTTGCGGGCCACGTCGATAAACCGCCCGACCGGGTCATATTCAGACCAGCGTGTCATCGGTACAACTACACAAGCGCCCGGCTGCCTGCGCGTTAAAGCCACCGTGATACACCATTCAAAAGCAGTCTCCAAAATTAACGCGCTCGACGCCTCGGCCCGATCCTTTATAAGATCGTCCAAAACCAGAAAATCAGCAGGGCTTCCAGTAAGAGCAGAACCCACGCCAACAGCTTTAATACCCCCGCCAGCAGTAGTTTCCCATTCACGCTCAGAAGCTTTTTCTTCCGAGATTTGTGTGTGGGGTGCAATTTCTGCATATTCTGGACTTCTAATAATTTCGCGTACTTGTCGGCTTGCCTTAATCGCCAACTGCTGTCCATAGCTAGCCAAGACACCATTAGCGGCAGGATACTTAAGTAGCATATAACTGGGAAAGCGAACACTACTCAGCAGCGTCTTTGTATGGCGAGGAGCTACCTCGATTATTAGATTCTTGATATATCCCATCGCCACCAGATTCAGCGCGTCGGCCATCAAAAGATTGTGTATGGCGAAGCGGAAGTCCGGCATCGTGTGACGGATGAACGCTCGGAATGATTGCGATGCTGTCTGTTTGATAATCCGTTTCGTCACGCGCTGGAAGACCAAAGGCAATATCTCCGAGGATTGTTCTAAGGTCATCATTGGTAGCACCAAGGATAGATTCTTCGAGGTCCGCAATAAGTCGTAATTGTTCAATCGTCAAATCTCCGATATCTTCTTTCCGCCGAAAGCCCCGATTACTCAACATTTCAATCGCCCGGATCGAATTGCCATCATTCCCCGAAGCCATCGCTATCTGAAACAACCGCGCCGTGATCAAATCCTCATCAATACCAACCGAGTTGATATAGTCAATAATGCCAGCAAGCGTTTCGGGTACAGTCCAAAGCCGCGTATTCATTTGATTCGGGTAGTCACTAAAGAATCACCAACCGCCGCCGCCTCGGCCACCGCCACCGCCGCCGCCTCCACAAAATCAGAAGACCGCAAACCCTTGCCCGCCCGCAGCCAATCCTCGCCGATGTAACCTACCAGCGTAACGAAAGCGATCAAGTATTGACCCACGATCAAACTAATAACCACCTTCTCAGACGCACCTGCCGCCAACAAAGCCGTTACCGTCGGCGCACCAATCCCCGCGAAAGAAGTTGTCAAACGTCGCTTCCCCTTAAGCCTAGAAGTGTTACCGTTCAACACACACTCTCTCCACTATCGTTCCAAAATTTTTCGGAAATCGTTTGTTCACATTTATCGGTGGGGAAAAAAAGTTTTTAAGATTTTTCGTCAGCGGCAGCCGCAGCGCCGGCAGCAGCAACGTATTCTTATGACCATCATCACTGCTCAACAACTGATGTTCAACAAACAGCTTCTTGTATCGTTGATACGTGGAGCGTGTCATGTATCCATGTGCTACCACACCACCACCATGTTGTTGCATCAGCTTCAGGTAAGTCGCAGCTTGTGGCCACATGGTTGGGAAGATGTCCTTCAGCACAGCCATGTTCGCATCCCCACCGAGTACATCATGTGCTCTCAGTTCATACAGCCAGTAACCAAGTGTGTGTGTAGCTACATCTTCAGTCAGCCACGCACCAAGACACCGACCACGCACCCACCAACGCTCCTGCATGTAACGCAGTGCTTCAGTGTTCTGTACCTCGAAGCGTAACAAGCCAGCCGCCAATCCAGATTCCTTACTCTTGTCATAGAACTGGACTGTCCTCGCGTTGCTCGTCCAGCGCACACCATCGTTGCCAAACGTTGACCGCTGATGACGTGGCAGGTTCAATTGTTGCAAGCCACGCATGTAGAAAGGAAGTTCTTTACCAACAAACCAATTCGCTGCATAGTCCACACGCAGCGCCTTCCATTCCACAACACTGGGCAAGGACGACAATCCAGTCTCTCCCAGCCACCAATCTATCCACTCCACAACACCATCGCGCTTCGCTTCGCTCAACGCCTTCTGATTGTGGCCCATTGCAATCTTGCTCATTGATGCTTGCAGTACCAGATTGTTTTGTTGTGGATAATATGTCAGCACCGGATGATGTTCCTCGCTATCACTTGGAACACGCATCAGCTTATGCCGTTGACCGCCCTCCCCTGATAGCTCAGTCGTAGCGAAAGCGCGTGTAAATTCCGCAACGCCAATATCCCGCGCCTCGGTGATGATCTTGATGGTGTCTACTGATACGCCATCCGCTACTACATATTCCATACTGCCTCCGAGGATGGGAGCCACTAGCGGCTAGGCCCGACATCGATGGCCACCACGAAGAAGATCAGGAGATCGTGTTGACCCGTTCGACGTCGGCTTTAAAATGCTCGCACGCGGAACCCCGTGGGGCATGGCCCCACAGCACCAGCGCCGACGTCTCACTACGTACTGCTACAGACTACCACAACTGTACCACAACCGTCAAATTTCTTCTTTCTGACCAAAGCCGCGCGTTCCGCGCAGGCTCTCTTGCATGTAACGAGGCTTGGCCCGACTGGACGACCGCCGCGCGTTCCGCGCAGGCTATCTTGGATAAACACGCCCAGATGTGATGATGGCCCACGTTGGCCGCTTTGGACGATAACCCACCCGCCGAAAAAACGCCGCACCCCACCGCAGAAATGCCCCCCCGATATCCCACAGATGAACCACTTTCCACCCTATAACTGTCCGAAGGCCACACACGCCCACGCCTTGGCCCCATAAGCTGATAGTGTCAGCCCAACGCTTTGTGATCTAGAATGAGCGGTTTCCTGTGATTTAAAACGCTTCTGGCGTTTTGCCATCACATCCAACCATTCGGGACAACTCACCTAGCGCGTGTGTAAAGTTGACACAAATTGCTGTAGTATTACCTTATGGAGAAGTGGGCATGTAATAGAACATGTGTTCCACTAGAAGAAAGGAAAACTAGAATGACGCAAAACGGGGGCAACCGTGTGCATGTTAATTTTCGCCTTAATCCCGGCAGGGATGACCAGCTAATTGACGCAATAGTGCCTTACATGGAGGAGCGCAATGCCTCCCAACTAATCCGCACCGCACTCTATATCATTCTCGATATAACCCCGGAAGATCAATTCGATAAGTTAGTAGTCCAATCCTTCATTGACCAAATCAAGAGCCGCGACAGACAACAGCCATGATTTCCATTTGCAATCTGATGATGGTCTGATAATTATCAATCGTTTCCTGCAATGCCTCGATAAATTGATTTTGCTTTATCAAGTATCGCCATAGCTCATCCGCAGTTGCATTCTGTACAGGATACGCAATTGCGGATACTGCTATCTTGCGTTCAGTAGACGCGAAAGCCCGACACGAACCACTACAATATTTACTGTCCGACCGATTCGCCCCATACGTTTCCCCACACCGCACACACGTCAATACCGGATATTTGAACTTACTCGCCGCTACCACGATTCCCTCCAATCAAAGCTATAACATACACTTACAACACAAATCGGATGACCACAGCTAAACAAGCCACAATGAAAAACAAAATCCCACTGCTCATCCAACGGAACTCTACACTGACGTATCAAAGGAAGCTCTAGCATCCAAGGCATCTCGGCAGGCTCAAACATGACATAGCGCGGATTAAGCTCACATATATCCAGAAATTCTTGAACCGCACCCCCAACATTCACCAAGGCCACCGGCCCGCCATAAGCCAGCAAAGCCCGACACAATGCATCAAAACCAATATAATTCACAGCCACCTTTAGCATTTCTCACAACCCCCGACGACGCTTCAAAACCAAACGAATTTCATTCATACAGTCATAGTGATGCCGCCACACCGACTCGTAATAATCAGGACCCAACCGCTCCAAATTCTTCACATGACGCGCCCGCCAATGGGAGCAAAACCACTCCAACAAAACAACATCATTAAATTGCTCATAAAAACGTTCAAATGCCATCACAACCCCCGCGCCTGATCATTTTCATCATCATCCCCAAATGCACTGTAATCACCCTTATCCGCCCCATACTGACTATTATGTCGAGCTTGTCTACGAACCCGACCCAACATTTCCATGACTTCCCGACACGTCGGAATATCCCCCTTAGCACCCCTGAAATCACGTCGCCATTCGTCCTCGGCTGATTTTAGGTCATCTACCCCATAACCTTTCGCAAAAATCGTTTTAGTCGGCTTGTAGAGGACTTCAGGCAATAACGCCCGGTCGAGGCAGGTAATTCTCGAAAGTTCATCCATAATCAAATTCTCAGTCTCATTCAGGGAGGGCTGTTCTATCTCCGCATTCGTCACACGCCGGGCCGGCCAACTAATGGCCTTAGAAGGGGCCTCATCAGATTCTTCATTAAGGATTTCTTCTGTTTTTTGATTTTCGGCATCTTCTATATAAGAATCTTTATATAATGAATCATCGGACATTTTGACCGATGGATCGGACAATTTGACCGATGGCGGATCGGACATTTTGACCGATGGATCGGACAGCGTGTCCGATAGGTCTGGCGTATCAGTCATTTTATGCAAATAGGGCGAACTAGGCGCATACACAATCGATTGCAATGCTGATACCGCCAATTCATTCAATCGGAACCAGCGTTTTTTATCTTGAGCCGTTGAATTAAATTCATCAGTCACCACAATCAAATCGCGCTCGATGAGAAAGTCAACTTTCCGCCGGACCGTGCGTTCACTCAAATACCGCAAAGCCCGCTGTTGGATTTTGGCTGCTGATGCTTTAATCCACCAGTAACCATTAAATAAAACCCCTTCAGTCCGTACCCAATAATCCAGTTGCAATAATAAATCCGCTGCATCCGGGTCACCAAGCTCAACACACAAATCAGGATTCCGCCTGATAATCTGTCGTGACGGGCTAAAAATTTCCATGCGAACAGCCGTACTATTGTTCATATCCCAAACTCCTGTATAATGAAACTGACTATTGCCAAACCCTTCCCCTCGGCTAAGTTGGGGAGGGTTTTTGTTTTCTAGCGTCCTACAATAGTACACCCACTTAAACGCAATTGCAACTACAAGACACAAACACTTTCGCCGACTGCCATCGTTCTGTTCTGTCAAAAGTCGGAGACGCCCGCGTGTGGGCGGCCACCTTTTGCCGTTTGCTCGCGTGGTCTCGTGCGCGCCGTGTGCGCTGGCATGTTGTTTCCCGCTTTGTAACTTTAAAAGAACCCTCCTGTCCGCTGCAGGCCTCTTGTGTCGCTGCCCCCGTCCCGCCCGTGCCCTTCTGGTTGGTTTCTCGCGTTGGTTGCGTCTCGCCGTCGTTCTGTTCGCCCTTGTTCCGCTTCTTGCGCTGGCGTCGGCTCCGGGTCGTTGCCGGCCCTGTACCCTGTGGGCCGACCCTCAATCCCCCCCCCTCTTTTTAAATTTTACTTTTCATACCCTGCATTTCCTCAAGGCGTTGGGTCGGTTTTTTTTGTTTGCCGTTTGCCGCTTGCCCGTGCGGTTTGCCTCGCTTTTCTTAACAAAATCTTTACAAATCTATACAGTAAATGTGGTATAAATGTGGTACAATTGTGGTATATCAGGAGGCTTTTTTATGCACACGCTCGTTGGTGGTTCCCGTTCTCTCCCCGTTGGTGGTTTGTTGGCTGCTCGTTGGCTCGGCCGTTGTGCCGCCCGTTCTGGCTCCTTGGTTGTTGGTTGTTCCCTCGGCGCTGACGTTGCTGCTCTTTCTGGCGCTGTGTGTGCTGGCTTGGCCCCCCGTGTTTCCGTCTTTGCTGTTGGCGGTGCTTCCGGTGCTGGTTTTTCGTGGTTGCCCGCTTTCGGTGCTGTGTCCGGTGCTGCTCTTTCCGGTGCTTCCGTTTCGTGGTTCGCTGGTGGTTCGTCGCTGCCGTTTCGTGCTCGTTTGGTTCGTCGTTCTGCCGCCGCCGCGGCCGTTGCTGATCTTGGTTTTTTTGTCGTGTCCTCGCCTTCTTCCGTTGGTTCCCTGCGCTGTGCCGCCGCCTTGGCCGCCCGTGGTTGTCCCGTCGTTTTTTGCCCGTTTGGTTTTTCTGGTCCTGTTTCGCCGCTGCCCGGTCTGTCCGGGTTTTGGGTTCCGTTTGCTGGTGTCCCGGTTTGTTCCCGCGCCGTGTTGTGGGTTCCTTCTCAAATCTCTCTTTTTTAGTAATAGGAGTATTAATATGCCACACAAGTACAAATCAAATGAAATCGTATTTGACAATTCAGGCAAGAAAAAACGGATTTTCCGTTACTGGGTCACAGGCAGCGGCTTTCTATACCTGCTATGTGATGTAGACAACCCGGACACGGGCTACGTATACACGGATGAACAAGCACTGGATAACGCCCAGAACAATTGGAGTAATCGGAAATGAACCCAAAAACCAATCACGAACTAGCCAGTATCTTGTTAGCCGCCAGTGTGGAAATGTTGAAGCTTGCTGTCAGCCTCAACGACAAAGCCATACGCCTATACAACGCCACCCTCGAACCAATCGCCATGCCAGAAGAACTAAAAACCACTGTGGAGAACTTTAACAAACTAGAGGAATGGCGATGGATGAGTGACAAGGACTACATATACATCGGACGCGGAGGCCCAGTAGGCCCAAATCGTTATTGGCTGAAAGAATCCAAGTGGCACAATCCTTACCACATCGGCAAAGATGGCGACCGGGACACCGTAATCGCTAAATACAAAGAATACTTCCTAGGAACCACACTGATCCACCAGATTCACGAGCTACGCGGCAAGACACTGGTTTGCCACTGCCACCCCAACGCCTGTCACGGAGATTTCTTGGCAGAACTCGCTAACAACGCCAATCTAATGAACGCAATTTTGCACACATAAAACGAGAGGCCGGCCAACTTTTATCAGGAGGCGGCCGGCCCCACATACAGGAGATTGTATCATGAATTATGCAACACGCGCCCTACAAATCTGGATTGAAAACGACGCTTCACTACATGCGACACTCACAACCCGCCTATCAAATTGGAAGGACGCACCGGCCGCCGAAATTGCCGCCCACTTCCATGAAGAATTAAATAACATGGAGCCAACATGGTTTAAAGATGTTTTGCAAGCCGCGCTTTATTTGGCTATCGACTGGCAACTAATCGCCGAATCACTCGCTAAATAATCAAAAAAATGCCCCGGCCCGTCGCTGGGGCAGGAGACAGTCCAATGACACGCCAACACAACCCGCTAACCTATCACATATTTTTCCGAACCAAGTACCGTCGCCCAGACCTCGAAACCAAAACGCTAGAGCTATTGAACCAGATCGGCCCGGCCTTCGCAACGCAGTTTGGCGCAACTGAAGTTTTGGCCTATGGTTGTCATGATGAAGACCACGTACACTTGCTCATAAATCTTCCGGGCAACATCGCGCTCGATGACTTCATACGCAATTGGAAATCAGCTACCGGAAGAATGTTAAACTTCCAACTAGGCCGCCAAGGCGCATTCTGGCAACGCCGCTACCTAGCCAAAACCGTTAACAACAGCGCCGGACGTAAGCGCGTCAAAGAATATATAGAGGAGCGATCCCAATGACTAAATACAAATACGCCTTCAAATGCCCAATATGTAATCAATCATTCCAAGCCCAGCGCCGTGATGCAAAATACTGTAGCCATCGCTGCCGCAACGCCGCCCGTAACCAGCGCAACTTTGAACGCTTCGGCTATTGCCGACCCGACCACTATAAAATCGACTAGAAGATAACGGACATTCTAGGTACGCTCGTAAAGTGTAGACTATAGATGGAGGTAAACATGTTGTATTTCAAATCGAAGCCAAATAGACAACCACTCCCAGAAGTTTTCGAGGGAAAGACGTTTCGATCCTATGTTGACATGGCGGATTTTGCTGACGAACATCAATTGCCCGACGGGGAGTATTGGATTCGTAATACTAAGGGCAAAAATCTTGCGACGATGTTTCGCGATTTAAGACGTAAAAATGGCGGATTTTGGGTAGAAGGCAGGGGGAATGTCTAATGCCAAAATTTCAAGTAATTATCAATGAGACTGACCTTGTAACTGATTTCACGGAAACAACGTTGGAATACGTTGTGTGCGATAACGAAAGCGACGTATGGGATATTATATTTCCCGATCCAGATGCGGAACTTTATCAGGAGATTGTATTGGGTCGTCGCAGAC